CAGAGAACAATTGGTCCTAATGATTTTGCTCCTCGTGTTGGTCTATTAACCCGTTATGGCGTTGTAGATAACATCTTTGGTGCTAATCTTTATTACCACGTTATTATCTTGACCGGTCTCGGTGTTGCGTTCACACCCGGAACTCAATCGGTATTCTTTTAAGATTTAAAAGAATATTGGGTCAAAAAAAGAAAACACTTTCACCTAGTACGTCCTAGGAACTTTAAAAAAAGGCCTCTTGCGGGGCCTTTTTTTTTGTCTATTATAAAAAAAGATACTATATAGGAATAAATATTAATATGGCAACAGATTATATTTCAACAGCTCCTTGGAACGACCCTTTTAACGCATGGCCTTACTATACACAGGCTACTGTTGGTACTAGTAAGCTACCATTAACTGCAGTAACCTTGGCCGCTTTTGATCCAGAGGCTGGAACAATTAGCTATACAAATGGTGGTGGTGTATCATTATCTTATAATGACTCTTTAACAAGATGGACATTATCAAATGGCTCTTGGTCGTTATCTGCATCAGGAGGCCGTGGACTACCGTATATAACTGCAACCCCAGGGGTAAGTGCATGGGGCAGAGCTGCAGGTGCACCCGGGTCAACTGATTCTATTACTGTAGCCGCTGTAGTTGAAAGCCTGACAGATTGGACTAAGCGCGCTAAATGGAATAGCGAAGGTTAATTTACTGTCTAACGGTTTTAGTAAAGTACTTCCACTTATCCCACATAACGTTATTCTGCTTTAATAGCTCTTGGCTATTAGCTCTAATAGGATTAATATCAATACCACCACGCCTAACATACAGACATGATACCATTAGCTCTTCTGGCTTAACTAAATCATATAAGCGCTTGTAAATGGTTTCACAAATTTCTTCATGAAAATGACATTCATCTCTAAATGAGACAATGTACTGTAATAATGAGGTTTGGTTAAGCTGATAGGGTCCTTTATAATGAATATAAACATCCCCCCAGTCAGGCTGAGATGTGACCCTGCAATTACTCTTCAATAGGGCTGAATGAAAGCGCTGTACATTATTCGAATCACCTTCTGTCCAGCCGAGTAAGGAAGGATCTTCCTTATAACCGCGAGACTTAATTGACGTAACGTCTATATTATTTTCTAAAGTAGGATAGTTAGCGGTAGAGAATAAAGGCGGATAATACATCGCATCATCAATAGCCTTTGTAAGCCTAACACAGACTCTAACTTCTGTTTCTAATAGTTTAGATAAATCATTTTCCATTACTGCCTCAAGCTGTTGCAATACACTGATAATATTACCCTGGTACGTCTCCATATTAAACGAATTCATATAGAGCTTAATAGACTTTGACTCAACGATATATTTGTTAGTAGCAGGGTATACAACCTTAGCAATGGCAGCAATTGGCATCCCTTCATTAGTCAAGCACGATACTTCATACGCATTCCACACATCATACCCGCAAAACGGCGGCGCATCATCACTAATACCTAAATGTTTTCTATTGTTCTGTCTTGGCTCGCGAACCAAAAGAGAGGGGTCATAGGTACATTTGTACCCTGTTATTCTACCAAGATGCTTTGATATATTACTGTTATCTAATTCCGTATTCATTAAGTTTTATTTTAATTGCTTCCATTCGTTCTTCAACTGTTCCTTTTAAAATAGTTACCTTACCTTTTAATCTTTCATCGGATAACCAAAAGTTCTCATACTTATCAATTATTGCATCTCTAAATTCTTTATTAATACTTCTCTCTCCATCATCCACCAGCGGAACATCATGGGGGCTTGGATAAAAGATATGATCATACCTATGAATATGATTCACATAGTACATTAATCCCAGACTATTAGATACAGGAAAATCATTTAGCCTGTCTCGAGCAAAATAACTTGTAAACACCATTCCATCCATTATACAACGATCATGTAATATACCTTGAAAATTAAAACCTTTATAATCATAAAACAAATTTTCAAACTCTTTATTAAGAATTAAAGTCTGAGTTACATCGTTTGCACCCGTCTCATTAATGTCAACACCATACTCGCGTTTAATTAGCCTCGTAACCTCATCAATATAACACAATTTCGAACCATAATACTCTTTACACTTCTTTAATAGTGTAGTCTTACCTGAACACTGCGGACCTGTAAAAGTAAATATCATTTGCCCCACTTACCATTATATACTATTTCCGCAATAATGCCATACACTGCAGAATCTCTAAACGCATCCATAACTGGCTCATTTGCAGAGCTCATTGCCTTCTTCTTTAAAACTAAATTAATTAAGCGCTGAATTTTATCATTAAGACGAACCACAATAGCGGATATTGCAGCAAATTTATCTTCTTGTTTTACTAAATCTGAGCCAAGAGAAATATTGCCTGGGCCGTAGTCAAACTGCTTTTTACAGAATGTCTCATATAATTCAGCTTGTATTTTCTGAAACTCTTTACACGTCTCCGGAAAATTTTTTTCTACGTATTTAATGGCATCCTCTTTATTCATAATCTCACCCCGTAATTCACTTTATTTAAATTTAACGAACCGAGATTGCAACCACCTGCATAACTAATTGCACTCTGTAAATCCTGCTTTATTTCTTCAAGTTTTTCTAGATACGTAAAGGTATCAGTATCCATAAGCTTCATTGTACCTTCAATATTCTTTTTTTCAATTTTATTATGTACACTGGCTGATCCAAAGTATTGCTTAAACCGTCTTCCACTTGCATCTTTAACAAGAGGTGCAGGACTATCAGAACATGCAGCAAATATGGACCCACACATCACCATATTAGCACCTGCAACCAATGCCTTAGCAATATCACCATTACTACGCACACCGCCATCCGCAATAATAGAAATATTTTTATCTTTAGCACACTCCATAATACAGCTAAACATCGGATAAGTGAATCCTGTCTTGTCTTTTGTTGTACATGCATATCCGCCACCAATACCAATCTTTACAGCATCAGCTCCTGCATCATGTAAATACTCTACACCTTGAAATGAGGCTACATTACCAGCGATAATTTTAGCGGACGGTAGTACTTGTTTAATATGCCTAATCTGATCTGCTACTTTTAAATGATGACCATGCGCAACATCTATTGTAATAAAATCGACCTTCATCATGCTTTGCCCAATAGCTGTTAATATATCTTTATCTTTCCGCTGTATACCGATGCTTATAGATATAATATTAAATTTACGTGAATTTGCATACCGAACAAAGCTTTGTATATCATTATCAAACCGGTGCATAATATAGAAATAACCGTGTTTATCCAAAAGCTCGCATGTGCTCTCATCAACACAGCATTTCATATTAGCAGGAAGGACTGGTAGTTTGAAATCATATCCACAGAATAATACGTTTGTATCAATCTCTGCTCTCGACTTTATTGTATTATAATTAGGCTTGAGAAATATATTCTCGTAATGTAGCGATATATCCATTTTATCGTTCTAAAATCTTATATGCTGTAAAAAAGCTTTTCCAGAGGTCCAGAGCAGTATCACGTAGTGCACCATATACACCATCCAGAGTCATGCCTTCAATGCTTACTCCCTGACTCATTAATATCTCTCCCTCATCTACACCGGGTGTAACTTTATGTATAACACAGCCTGCAAGTTTATAGCCTTCTGTAAAAGCTCTCTCTTGAGGGTTATAACCTTTAAGCGAAGGAAATTTATCTATAAGCCCGGGATGTAAGTTATATATTTCATATTGCTCGCAAATTTCTTTTGGAAGAATTCTTAGATATCCGTGTAATGTAATTATAGGGTCTTTATACTTAGATAAAACATTTTTATAATCGATTAATTCAGGTTTAGGTGGGATATGACACCAGCAATGCGTCATATTAAGCTTTGTTGCCCTAAATGTTGTCAGCTCAATTAGCTTTTTATTCACCCCATCTGTATTATGCTTATTAAGGATTACACAATCAGGATATACTCCTAATGCATTACTAAGATCATAAATCTCAGTACCTGTTTGCGAAAAAAATGCTACCCAAGGTCTCATCTACGAATAATTTTCTTAAACATTGTAGTATTATACTTTACTAGTTCAAGCTGATCATCTGTAAAATTATGCGTAATAAGATCAGCTAATTTTGTTGCTGGCTTATTATCTAGCCCATAATCAGCATCGTACTTCAATCCATGTATAGCAGCAACAACGGGATTACTGGTATCGCAGCTAACAATATTGTAAATATTTCTATCAACATAAAATCTAAATTCCTTAGCTAAAGAGCAACCAAGCAGGTGATGGGGTTTATTCCAATTCCATATTCCATTATTTATCAAATCTTCAATAAAGCGCTGACGACCAGTACACCATTTTTCAAGATGTGACTTCCCCTCACCAGTAATCTGATAATAACTAAAATCAAAACTTATTGCAATCATATCTGCGTTATCAGACATAAACTTATAACACTCTTTTAGTTCATACCAAGTTTTACCTTGTACTGCGCCTATAGCTTTTGTATGAAAGTGTTCCTTGATATCTTGTGTATATAAAAGAAATTCCTTATAACTCTGCACAGTACCTTGCATATCTTCTAAGACATCCGGAACAATAAACATATTAGGCTTAATTTCTTTAGCTTTTGTCCAAAATTCTCGACTATCAAAAGCTTTACCTAATTCAAAAATAGAGTTATCAAGCAGCACTTCTCTATCATAGGTAGACCTAGCAGATTTAAAAAAATCGTTATATAGGGGGTATTGATCTAATAAATGTACTAGACAGTAATCAAAATCATTATATTCACGAGAAAAATCAAGTAAGGATATAGGCGACTCGTGTGATACTTTCATTAGCATATCCTTATTATAAATGTAAATAATAGATAGATCAACATGAATTATCCGAAATATTATGGTAATTATCTGGGTATAGTTGTACAAAATAATGACCCACAAAAAAGAGGTAGAGTTAAAGTTTTTGTACCCCATGTCTCACCTACTGTTTATAAGAAATGGAATGAAGTATCAAAAGACAAGAAATTTAGATTCTTAGGGGCAAACGTTTGTAGTGATTTGACAGAAATTCTAGAAGATCTTAAGAAAATATTACCTTGGGCAGAATTAGCAACCCCACTTGTAGGCGAGAGCGCTAGCGGTAGATATAATGCTCATTTAAATGCCGCTACTATTAGCGATAGTAACGATGTAAGTACAGCGTTTTCAAGTATAACATCATATGAACCGTCAACGGATACAGATCAATATAATCAGAATCAAGACAATATCGGTGAAAAGCCGGGTAATATATTTGATATATCTTATTATAAGTTAAAAGATGCGTTTTCTGATCCTAACGAAACAGGTGTTAATAATGTTAATATTTTTTCATTTAACTATACACCTGAATGCTATAGTAATTGTGCAAAAGGATCATTTCCTTTATTGCGTGTAGGTTCCCATGTTTGGGTATTTTTTAATAGCGGAGACCCTCTTAGCCCTGTAATATTTGGCGCCTCGTATGGATCTGAGGATTGGAAGAGTATACACGACATACCGGACACCAGCATTGCTTCTCTTTCTGCACAATCTGACGAGGGCATCGATTACCCAGGTACGTACGAGAATATTTCACAACAGCAAAACGATACGTATGATATTAATACCGAGACATATCGTAACAAATATATTATAAATCAAAAAGGTGGCACCCTATCTTTTGTTAATACAGATAACAAAGAAATGCTGAAATTAACACATTACTCCGGTTCATTTAAAGAATTTAATAATTATACAACTATTGAATTAGCTACAGGAAATGATCAAAAATTAGTCTTAAACGATCAATTTTTAACTGTAAGAGGTTATAGAAATGAGTATACAGACTTTGATTACGACCTTACAACCCGCGGTGATGTATATAGAAAGATAGGTAATTTAAATCGCGCTGCACATCAATCATGGAAGGATATATACAAAGATGTTGCTGATACAAAGCAGCTATTTGAAATACAAAGATCCGCGGGAGCAACAGGAACGGGCGGTATATCGCTAGCTTCTAGTCTTCAAAGTAGAGCAGGTGCACCAGATGACTGCCCAGTTTGTAATAAGAATATTAATACCTACAATGTAGTTAATAATTCTTACAATGATAATACGTTTATAAATAAAACTAACCCTACAACCTCAAGCAGCAAAGGTAATCAAGTTTTTGGAAACTCGGTATCACCATCTGGAGTTATTAAGAGCGTCTTAAACCCGGGTAATCTAGGAAATACATTTCGTGCTACACCTACACAATCATTAGATAATTCTGTCGATGGTTCCACTGGTTTTAACGCACCTGGATATATTCACGGTGTTAAATGCCCGTATTGTAAAGGTACAGGTAAAAATCCGGGATCACGTGGTGGCAGTTGGAATAAAGATCCAAGAAAGCAAAATCTTTCTGGACTTATTAAGAGTAAGATGAGGCCTCTTGCTGCAGCAGAAAAAGAAATGGGTCTTGGTGGAAGCGAGATAGTTGAAATAACTAAACATAAAATCGAAACAATAGGTATGGTGATGAATGATTATGGGTCATTGCGTATTGACCCGGAGGGAAAGAGCTATATATCCGAAGTAAATGTTGGAAAATACGGCACATTTTATAATAGAGCTGCAACCCCTTTAATTGAACCTGTACATACTGATGATTTTCCTAGTGGTAATTATACTCTAACCGTCGGTAATAAATATAATATACTTGTTGGTGCCGGAGGTGTTAACTTAAAATCATATGGTCATGTTAACATAAGTGGGGCAATAACAACAGTTGCGGGGTCGCAAGTAAATATTGGGAGTGAGAATGAAATTAACATTGACGGCGGAAAGCGTATCAGCCTTATAGCTGATGTCATTAGTATAAGACAAAGAAAGAAAAAACAAGTCGTCGTCGACGGCTCTTTAGGCGTTACAACCAATCTTGTAATTGGCGGTGGCTTGCATGTAGAAGGTGAATTAACAGTTAACCATATTACAGGCCCTGCAGAAGTTCATTCTACAGAAGAAGCATATTGTTTTGCCTCACCTGCCACCGATGTAGGAAACGGACGCGGTGGTATAATAGGGTTTGGTGTTCCTCTCTATGATCTACCAGTACCAGTACAGGAGGATGCTGGTAGTAATTTTGACCCCGAAAACATACCTGGTGGTGAACCTGCGTTTGTGGGAGTTACGGATAGTACTCGAGTTGTAGGTCAAATAGGATTAGGAGCACCTATTATAATTGGTTATATACCACCTGAAACAGTAATTACTGAAGTTGCAGGTGGGGTAGGTACTAAAAATATACTCCCCATACCTATATACGGTGGTATACCTGATGCGTTTGACCCCGCCGGTGCACCTGTTAGTGTTGCACCTTCGCCTTGTGTAAATGGAACAGATGATCTCGGTCTAGCAAACGTTAGAGGCGCTTATGGTGCAGGCCCGCTAGCACCTGAAGCAATTAATAATACTAGTGCTAAATTCATGCCAATTGTTATCTACGGAACTGGTGCAGATCCCGATAGTATATTAGTTAGTAAGCATAGCCATTTGTTTAAAACAATAGCTTCAACTTTAACAGAAACAAATAAACAAACAAGAGATGTAATGCGTAATGCGGGTTATACTGCAGCACCTGCTCAGCCTGTCTCCAATGCACCGAATGGCGCTAGCGGTAGTACAGACAACGGTAATGCAGAAGGTAGCTAAAAATTAAATTCTCGTCTTTTTCCAATTATTTCTGTGATTACTTACCCAGTCAATTAAAGCACGCTCAAAACCAACATCTCTACCTTCCTTTTCAGACATACACCATTTATGCTTATGAATTTCTTCTCTTTCTGCAGTAAATTCTCTATATAGATTTGAATTATAGAGCAAAACTTCTAACGACGAGAGTGCCGCTACCATAATATTATTTATTTTAATTTGAACAAAAAAATACAATTACACCAGTAACCTCAAAGGTTCCCACCAACCCACCCCTGGTGTACTACGTACAACTTCTCCTTCAGATTTATTTATATTATTCCTGAAGCTTTTTTTTAAGAGAGTCAAACACTTCTTTTTTTTCTTCCAGGGCTTGCGACTTGAGTACATCTATTATACGAAACGTAATATCTTTTTTTAACATTTTAACAAAATTAAATGTTGCTTGAATACCCAACGGTTCTAGGTATTTCTGACAAATTAAGAATAATATAGAAAGCTCTTCTTCATTGAGCTCATTAAGCGTTTGTGTAAAAAACATTATAGTTCAATATCGCTAAAAGTATCTTCTGTTATATTCGTATCACGTGCGCCTATTTTATAGGCAGATATCTCTGTCTCTTGGGGAGCAACCTGTACTTTACTGCTATCTAAATAACTATCAAGCCAGCCTGCAATAGGATTTTCTTTTTGATTAAAGAGTTTTTTATAACCGAGAGATCTAAGACGATTATCACATAGCCATTTTGAATAACCACCAAGCACATCGGCATTTAAACCTAATAGAGACCCTTTACTAAATAAATACTGTGCCCATTCAATCTCGTTCTTTACTGCTTGTTCATAGACGGCATAAATTTTATCTTCACTCTTTTTCGCAATCGTTGTAAATCCCTCCCTATCTTCATCGCGAAAGATTTTTAAAAGATTTTGTGTAATACCAAAGTGTAGTGCTTCGTCGCGCTGAATAAATTTAATTATTTTTGCATTACCTTCCATTTTACCGCGGTAGCCAAAATAAAAACTACACGCAAACGAAACATAGAATATTAATCCTTCCATAACATTAGTTGCGAGTACACAGTCAAATATCTTTTCTTTTTTATCTTTCTTCTCATCAGAACCTAAGATTTTATCATAATTATTTCTTATAAGCTCTGCTCTACTAACAATCTCTTTATCTTCCATTATACTATCAAAAAATTTTGTAGCATCAGGATGTACGTTATTTAGTAAGTAGGAATATGAATAACTATGAATACCTTCAAATCTAGCCCACGTGTTCATACATATCTCTAATTCTGGATTAGTAACATATTCTTTTAATGAGTGTATAGATCGAGAGAGCATACTATCACCGAGTGTTTGAAATCGTAAATTCTTATCGAAAACAAATCGCTCTTCTGCAGTTAACTCTCTATAATCACTTCGATCCTTCTGAAGAGCTATTTCATGAGGCCACCAAAAAAATTCTTCTTGTTTCTTAAACAATTCAAAAAAGATAGGATACTTAAATCGATCGTATCTCTGTAAATTAAGATCTTCACCAAGAAATATTGGCTGCTTGGTATAGTCAATATTTTTAATATTAAGAACAGATTTCATATTATATATTTATTATAGTTTACATGCTCCACCGGAACAATCCATTTCTTTGTTTGTCGATTGTTCTTTGTCCCCGTCATCTGTATTGTTGTAATACAAGCTTATAAGACCCATACTATACGCATACATAATTTCCTTCATTACCTTTGAATCCGGTAAAACATTATTTTCATAATGACTATAATTATAATATAAATTTGTTGATATTGCCATATCGATATATTTTTGAATTATAGCGTTCACGTTAATTATACCTGTATTATCTATAAAGCTGTATGCAAACTCATAATTCTCATCATATTTCCCTATTCCAGGAACCAATACAGGTAGTTTACCCATCTTAGATGTTTTGTATGTTACTAGTGATCGAACTGGCTCTACTCCATTAGTTGAGCTCTGAATAACAGAACTCGATTCGCAAGGCATGCAGCACGATAATGTGGAATGCCTCAAGCCATACTGCTTGATATCTTTTCTTAATGATTCCCAATCTAAATCGAGCTTTCGTTTTAAAATATTCTCGACATTCTTTTTGTACGTATCAATAGGTAAAATACCTTTTGCATACTTTGTATTATTAAACTTCTCACACTTACCACGTTCTTTCGCAAGCTGTACACTAGATCTTAAAAGATAGTATTGAAAGCGCTCCATATATTCATCTAACAATGTAAGAGCGGCTTTTGAGTTATATGAGACATTATTTTTTGCAAAGTATGCAGCGAGATTAGTTATTCCAATACCAAGACTACGTCTCTTTTTTGCAAAATTTTCTGCAGCTTTATTGAAATATATCTGTATATCAACAATCTCTTCTAGAAACCTAACAATGAGATCGCATGTTTTTTCGAGATCCTTCCAGTCCTTTATTTCAAGCATATTAATTGCTGATAAAATACACATTCCGATTTCTGCTTCTTGATCATGATAATCAGTAAGAGGTATAGTAGGATGTATCACTTCTGTGCAAAGATTACTCATAGTTATCTTATCTAACCATGAGCTATGCTCATTAGCGGTATCGACATTTAAAATATAAATTCTACCAGTTTCGACTCTTTCTTTAACAATGAGAGAAAAGAGCTTTCTTGCGGATATTTTTTTCTTAAATTTTATTTTTTTATCATCTTCACACTCTTCATAGACTTTATTAAATTTCGACGTACCCCATGCATCATAAAGATGGGGTACCTCATGAGGGCTGAATAGAGTTACATCTTCATTTCTTATTACTCTATCATAAAAAAGTTTAGACATACCTACAGTATAGTCAAGCTTTCTAACCCGATTATCATCGGTACCGGCGTTATTCTTAAGTACAACGACATCATCAATTTCATAATGCCACCATTGAATATTTGTAGTAGCTGAGCCGCCTCTTAGACCATTTTGCTGCCACGCTTTAACAGAAGCTTCAAATATTTTTAAAAACGGAATCAAGCCTGTATGTACAACCTCGCCATTGTTCACCGGGGCTCCTATCGCCCGTATCTTTGATACATCTATACCGATACCACAGCGGCTGGCGGTAGCGATCGAAACGGCAGTACCAGAAGCTGTAATTGACTCTTTATTATCATCAACACCAATCAAGCAGCAGCTAGCATAGCTTTTTGAGTTAGTCCTCAGCCCCGCCATAACCGGGGTAGGAAGATTAATTTTATGTCTCGATATTGCGTTATAAAATCGCTGGACGTATTCTAATCGAGCGTTACGCGGATAATTTATAAAAGCATATGCTGCTATTAGCACATACGCAAATTGCGGCGTTTCAAATATTTTTCCTGTAACTCTATTTTTTATTAGATACTTGTCGCAAAGCTGCTTGATACCGGCATATGTAAAAACTAAATCTCGATCATGATCGACAAATTCTCCTATCTTATTAATTTCATCTTCTGTATACTTCGCTAAGATATTCTCATCATAAACCTTATTCTTGATACCTGAATGTATAACATCGATTAACCTTGGCGCGTGCTTCCCTCCCCAGACGTCTTTTCGAAGCTGATAATTTTGCAATCTACTAGCAACAAACTGATAATTCGGTTTCTCTAAAGAAATTAAATTTGCCGCTGATTCAATTAATACCTGGTGTATCTCATGAGTAGAAATATTTTCAGCAATATTAAGCTTTGCATTAATTTCAATCTCAGAAAGACTAACCCCTGTAATCCCCTGTGTTGCCCAATTAATAACTTTATTAATTTTTTCTATATTAAATTTCTCTAATTCCCCATCGCGTTTTTTTACCATTATATGCATTATAATAACCTGTTTTTTAATAAATCAAAAAAAGTATTTATCTCTTTTTAAAGAGAAAACGCGTTAAAAATTGTATTTTTTTACCACAGTGTGAAGAAAATTATTTGTTGTTGTTTTATATAAATTTTTATTACTTAAGACATAAATAACAAAATAACCGAATGATTGAAAATTAGAAGATTCTGTTTTCTCTAATACATGATTGTAAAGATCTTTTTGAGTCATTTTTAAATTTGTAAAAACGTTCAAGTGCTCACCATCGATCGGGTATATGCCTTTTCTCAAAAAAGCAAAACAATTGTTACAACTCAATCCATATTCATTAAGCATTTCTACATAAAAATTTTTATTAATTTCTGTTGATGCAGTACTGCCAAGCGCTTCTAGTTTAGTAATTAAATAGTTATATTTCGGCTCAATTTTAACTTTTATACCTCTAAAGAATTTTGGTAGTATTGCTTCTCCGGGAACAAAGTGAATAACATCTACCGGCTTATACTCCGGTTTAATAATTAATCTCTTTTGATCATATAAATTTTTTAATTGAAAACCGAGAATAGTAGCAGGGTAATCTGCATCACTAAGATATGAAAACGAGTCGATATCTAGGGGTTGTTCAACGAGATTTATATCTAGCATATTCATAAACCGATTATATGAACCGTTTTATCTATATCAACCGTTTATTCGCTTAATAAGCTCTGCCAATAATAGAACAAATACAGATGTAAAAGATGCGAGTGTTGATGTGATAAGAGCTGTTTTAAAATTCCATACACCAGCTGACTCTGTACTACGACGACCGAATTCACTTGCTATTTGAGTAGAAATATTATTAAAGCGCTCAGTAACAATATCAGTAATATTTTTAAATTTTAATTCTATTTCTTTTTCTAAGCTCACTATTTTAGTATTAAAATTTTCATCTATGTTTTCTACTTTACGATCTACAAGATTGACAACATCTGCGATTTTTAATCTTATCTCCTCTTCTATTCTACCCAATCTTTCATCTAGCTGCTCATGCTGGGATTTTAACTTACCTTCTAAATTAGATAACTGTGTTACTAGTGATGGCTTTCCATTACCTTGATAAATTGTTTTATAAATCTGCTTTACTTCATCCTGTAGTTTCTTAGCCGAACTACTTATAGCTCTTTTTTTCTTCATAATTAATTAATCTGAAATGAATATGAAAGAATGCCTTTTGGTAGACTGTAAACTTTACCTCTCATTTTTCCATATGAGTCTTTTGTTACTACAGTCATCTTATTTTGCGTAACTACTGGACCATTAACGATTTCAACATTACCAAGATTTAGACTATATGTCTTAATACCTTTACGAACGTCGAAAACATTTATTGTGTTTTTTCCTGCTAAAACAGCAGAATAGAGCTTATCCATATTAAGTATTTATCGTTGGTAATTGCAATTTTAGAATAAATACTATTAATTATGGCAGAAACAATCACAAAGATTTTAATTCGTCAAGGTACTGACATACAGCGAAGAACAGCTAACCTTACAGGTGTTGTTTTTAATAGCGGCGAGCCCGGCTATTGTGTTGATACAAAAAGGCTTTATATTGGCGATGGAAGCACTAGTGGTGGAAACGCCATCGGTATACAGAATCTTGGCATAGTTCCTGTTTTATTTGGCAACGATACAAACGGCTGGTCTTATGAAGCATTAGAAGTATTCGGTACAAAAGGAGCTGCTGCGGGCGATATAATTTACGATCGCGATACTAGAAGTCTTTATGCCCTTTCCAGTGTAACATCTTTCCCGCCTACAACTGCAGATCTTGTCCAATACGATTTCTCAACTCTTATTAACGCCTCACAGTTTGAATATAATACTAGTAAGCAGCTACAAATAAAAAACGGAGGTATAGGTCCAACACTGCTCAGTCTTACAAACGTCGACGGAGAGACGCTAACAAAACCATCTCTTGGTGCACCTATCTCTGTTAAAGAAAATGGTATTACTAATCTTTATCTTGACAAAACACCATCAAATAGTATTAAAGGCAATTTTAGAGAGTTTACAGAAACACCTCAAGACTTTTCTGTACCTCCAAATACCGTTGTAGGAAGAACAGCTACATCTAATCTAACAGCGTTCCCCTTTTCAACCGTTCTCAATACTGCGGTGTTCGGCGGTCAAAATGGTATACTTGTAGATCAAACAGGTACTGTTCCCATATGGAAGCTTGATCCTGCATTGCTTACAGTTACAAGTGCTGCTATTACCCTTAAGAAAAATTCTTTCATTCAAGGATTTATCGATATTACCGGTAATACTATTGTTCGCGGTACTACTCAGTGTTACGGAGACGTTATTGCTTACTATACCCCTTCGGATAGACAGATAAAAGAAAATATTAAGATTCTAGTTTCACCACTTGATAGAATCGATAAGATCTCAGGTTACGAATTCAAATTCAATAATAATGCTCCTAAACACTTGCAAGGTAAAGAATCATATGGTGTCATAGCTCAAGAACTCGAAGAGGTGCTACCTGCTGCTGTAGAATTTAGAGGTGAAGAAAATATTAAGGGTGTAAACTATGAATTAATTATACCTTTATTGATTGAAGGTATAAAAGAGCTAAGAAAAGAAATTAAAAAATTAAAAAATGAAATTTAATTTGTTGGTAAATAGCTTGCTGGAAGGGTTTAACAATTTTCCACAAAACCAAACTGCTCCAAGTACAGGTCCAGATATAGGTATGACTAGCGGCGATCAACAGAATACTTTTCCAAGTAAAATGGAAACATTAACACTAAAATTACCTAAAAAGAAAAAACTTAAGAAGCTGAAAAAAGACTAATAATTTTCTCAGCTCTTTTGCCTACTTGTGTAGCCCATTTACTGTTTTTCAACTCGCTTGCTGCACTTTTGTAATCACCGCTAGTAATAAATTGTTTTGTCTTAACAAATTTACTTAACCGACCGTAGCCTAGGTTGAAGGACATATCTAAAAGCCCTAGTTTAATATTTCGCGGTAAATTATCAAAAGAAGGTATATATTGCTTTACATCTTTGTAAGCTATCTGCATACACATTTCAAAAAGCTTTTTTATCTGCTCTTTATTAAGATCATCTGTACCATTCTTAATGTTATCATAATTTGCGTTTACTCTTGCTAATAAATCTTTAGCATCGGGTCTAAGTAAATTAAAACCAATACCAATGGTAGGTATACCGCGAGAATCTAAATAAACATGAGGTCTCACGCCTTCATGCGCTTGAATTAAGTCTTTTATATCATCGAATGTAAGTTTTGTATCTTCTGCTTTTCGTATTATTGCAGGAGGCGGCGGCATATCTGCCACAGCTTCCAATATAACGTTAACTAGCCTGTTAAATCGCACTTAATTATTTAATTAAGCACTGCTACCTTTACAATTTTTGGATGTGAGTCTGCAAAATCAATAGCATCACTTTTGTTAACAAAGAATACATCAATAACGGGAAGCTTACCACCGGAAGCTACCTTACCCACAACAGCAGAGCCTGTATCAACAGCCTTAACTAGACCCACGTTAGGTATGATAACTTCTTTATTATAGGGGATGATACGCGGATCAACAGCAATAGAATCACCTTGCTTAAGGGTATATCCTGTTGAGCTTCTCATTCTGCGACTATCCGCATCGGTGCCTGCTCCACGCGCCCAATATACAGTCAATCTAACTGTAAGTACTTTGTATTCGCCGCTATCTGTATTAGGAATAAAAGCGCCATTATATTTCATACCGTCCTTCTTTACTTCAATTTTCTTAGCTACCTCTTGTTCCTTTGCTGGTGTTAGCGATTTTAGTTCTTTCTTAACATCCTTAACAGTTAGCTTCTTTTCTATTCGCTGAAAAGCTGATATGCTAACAGGATTAGTAGTTATAATTAATCCTGCGATGATTAGTATTAGTTTATTTGTTTTTGTGTTTTTTGTTTTCATAGATTAAAAAAGAAGTCGCAACGCGACGGCCAAATAGGCGTTAATGTATGTATTAATATTTAATCTAGTTTAGAGGTTTCCCAAGGAAAGTCAAGCCATATTTCGTCGGCAAATTTCTTTACATAAAAATTCGGAACAAATTTAGTATTTTTCTTCATATAAAGAGTAGCAAATTTAAAGTTTGTAAATTGACAAGATTCAAAATAATCTTTTGCCGCACTTAGTGTTGCGCCTTTGTCGGATAGATCGTCAACAACTATAACGCGCTTATCTCTAAATTCAGAATTAAACTTAACCCCTGGGATTTGATTAATAATTATTTCGCCGGCCCTTTCATCCTTATATGAAGACATGGAAAAATTAACTATGGGTATATTATGCAAATATGCAATAAATGTACCGGGTATAAGACCCCCGCGACCAATAGCTACTATAGCATCACATGATCCAATATCTCTTGCAAGTTCCTTACAGTCTCCAAGAAGCGTACCCCAACTTATATCATAGCGTTGCGACATACGTTATTTTAACGTATATGCATTTAAAGTTCAATTATTATTTATTACCTCAGATATGTCCTTATGAAGTTGCTTCATGTTCATAAGGATATACGAATAATCTTCCTTAAGACCTCTGCCAGCTCTTTTTGACATATTATTCAATTCAGCTGCAATACGCTTTTTAATACCACTAGCTTCTTCTTGCTCATTACGCATATTACCGTAGTCTATAACCTTATGGCTATAGCCGGTATTATTCGCAGTAGTATGATTTATACCCTGATTATAGGCCTCGCTAATAGCCTTAATATCACTGTTCACTTAAATATTTATGCTGTGGATAAAAATAAAAAGCGTAAAGAAGAAGCAGCCAAGAAAATATGTGAATATGCAATGTATTATAAAGTTTGTGAAGGTTGTGAGTCGGTTATACTTTTCGATAGTACTTTTTGTCCGGTATGCGAGGGCTATAGGTTTGATGAAGATATTAACCGTGTAATAAGGACTGCTAGCGCATTAGCAAAAAAAGAAAAAACGGATATATTACCCTCTGACGATTTTATCTAACGGAATATAGTCGTTAAGATATTTTGAAAGGAGTATAACGCGTCTCATTATTTCTTCCTTTTTAACGCCTTTATTTTTTTTAGCCTTCTCGTAAAGGTCTAAAATCTCATCAGCGGTAACTTTTTTTCTATCCGCTTTCATAATATTATTTATTCTTATCAAAGTTGCATTCCTATGCAAGCATGTTAATATAAACATATGTCAAACATTAATCCCCTCACATTACAAGAACACGTCGCAACCTTCACTGCCGAATACGAGAAGTTTTCTGGCGGTAATAACGCAGCGGGTACCCGCGCGCGCAAAGCCCTTCAGGAAGTAATTAAATTTGCTCGTGAAGCACGTAAGGGCGTTCAAGAAGAAAAGAACGCTCGTAAAGCTTCTAAGTCTTAAGTTTTCTTTGCTAGACGCTTCCGTTCATTGCGGTGAACGGAAGCTACAGCTTGTACCACTTGCGTTGCTCGGTCTAAACCGTCAACCGTTCTATATACTGCCTCTACAATATCGTAAGCTGCATGTATTGCTTTACGGTCTGTATCAATATCTTCCAAAGTAATTGTTTTCGTCTTTTTTGGTTTTTCTTCGTTTTCCGCTCTGCTCATAGAGGCAACAGAAGGTGGCGGAGTAACAGGTGTACTTACCTTTGGTGATAAATTAGTTGTCGCTGAATTAAGCGATACCGCAGGTGTACCTTGGCTTGTATAGGCTTCATATATAAGGTGACAATCATTATTCACCTAATTATTTATTCGTTAGACGAATAATAATGTTACCAATGATGTATAGCGTTTGCTATAATAAAACCACACGTAATAAAATTAACCAGAACAATAAGTGTACGAATCAAGAGACTGATGTTTGCATCTCGTACACGAAGAGTAGGTACGTCTGGTTTGCATTCATCGGTTAAGCCTACCCGATGATCTACTGCACGCGACCAAATAAGCCAGAGTTTAGTGAGCATTAATATTTTTTACGCTTAGTGCCTTTATCTGAACGGGTTGCGCGAATACTTGTACCGCACCACTTACGCGCATAAGCTGCATAACTCTTTGTTACACGATGTGAGGGATTACCTCTATTAAATGCCGACTTTGGTTTATATGCCATCTCTTAATATTAAGAGAAACTATATTAATTGCAATTATTTATTAAATGTTTTTTTTACTAAAAGCGCTTGTTGACGAAGTAATACTTGTTGTGCATATTGACACTGTAGCTGCCCACCCATCTTTTCAATAATTGCATCACATTCTTTTAGAGTAAGTTGATTAACTTTTTTATTCTTTTTTTCGGACATGTAATTATTTAAGCCAAAATAATAAAAAATGCAGATTATGATATAAATACATGTATGGCACAAGTACCCAATAGAAATGATCAACTTAGACGTCAAGTCAACGCAGCTCGAAGTATTTTCAATGTGAACCACGTATTGCGTAAAAGCAGTGGCAATGCAGTATTGGCAAATGTACCAGTAACACCTTCCCCGCAGCCCGCCTACACTGCCACAGTGAGAGCAACATATGCCAATGCAGTATTAGCGGAAGACTTTGGTGATAGATGCGCCACCTTCATACAGTCTTTGTGTGGATATGCACCGAGTAATGTGGTGTCTGCTGCATGCATTTGTTCAGATGATAAAAATGCTCCCATCTTTCCTAATAACACTTTTGGTCAATACCCTGAATCTTTGCAACAATTTTCTGGACCTTTCTTTGCCGGGGGCATTGGTGGTTATCCTTTCACAGGTATAGTAGGTACCTTTGCATGGTCCTCCCACATCACTGACACTGGTGCCTTGTTCTACTACATTCAACCACACATTGGTATTACAGCTGCCGGGCAAGTGGGGTTCATGATCAGGCAAGGTCAGGCAACTGTATCAGCCACATGTGGTGCACTCAATGTGGCACAACAGTATGTGGCTACCGGTGGTGCAGAACCTACCTTCCCAGGTGCATTTCCCTTTGGTGAATATGATTATCAGCAGTATGTACTAACAGAAAACCTGTACAGTGCAAATAGTGGTGCAGTAAGAACCAGTCTGGTGAACAACTACAACACATACCAAGACAGTGCAGCTAATCCTAATGCCCTGGGCTATGGTGTGAGAATGAAGATTGCCACAGATGCCACCAGAGATGCTGCAGCTGCTGCATTCAAGGCCAACATATTACCTGCAGCTTATAACGCCTTGTTTGGTGCAAATAAATCTAGAGATGTGTTTGTGAGCGTGGGTACTTTCATTAATGTGGATGATGGTTTCAAAGCTTACATTGACTCTACTAGCTTTGAGAGATACAATCCGGTTACAGAAGACTACACCAATTACACTACAGCATTCAACAACGGCTTGTAAAGCATAAGTAATCACATGGCCGACGTAACCATTGGTAACCTACCTCCGGGCATTGCTTTGGGTCAATGTTTTGTACCTTTATCCGACACTGTAGCTACAGTTAAAGTGCGTGTGTCTGCCTTGCAAGTAGATTATAGTAACATCACTGGTAAGCCAACAAATACCATTCCTGCAGGGTTCATAGGACTGTGGTCAGGTGCAGCCAATGCCATACCTGCAGGATGGGCGTTATGTAATGGTGCCAATGGTACACCCAATCTAGTTGATAGATTTGTATTAGGTGCAGGCACTAGCACGCCAGCTGTGGGTGCAACAGGTGGAAGCAAAGACGCCATAGTAGTAAGTCACACACATACTGCATCTGATTCAGGGCATAGCCATTCTATTCCAGGTGCAAATAGTGGTCGAAACGGGTCCGCGAGTGGTGTTTTAGCCGTTACCGGTGGACAAGCTGGCACCGGTGCGACAACTAATGCAAGTAGCGCTAACATTACTGTAGCTGCAGCTGGTCAATCGGGTACCAATGCTAATCTGCCCCCTTATTATGCTTTGTGTTACATCATGAAGACTTAAGGTCTTTTTTGTCAAAAAGAGGGGAGGGGGTATACTTACGAGCGAAGCGAAAAGGCACGGCCCAGATTATTAAATATTACATATGGCTGATGTAACCATTGGTAACTTGCCTCCAGGTATTGCTCTAGGTCAATGTTTTGTGCCTTTATCCGACACTGTAGCTACAGTTAAAGCACGTGTGTCAGCCTTACAAGTAGATTATAGCAATATAACCAGTAAGCCAACAATACCAGCAGCTCAAGTTAATTCAGATTGGAATGCAAGCTCTGGGGTTGCTCAAATATTGAATAAGCCAACAATACCCACAATTGTAGGGTTTTCTGCAATTGTCTCGCTTGCCACTGTGGGTGCTGGAACGTGGGCCAAGCCTGCAGGCATAACTTGCATCAAGGTGACTGTTGTGGGAGCAGGTGGTGGTGGTGGCGGGCCTAATTTTCAAGGCACTACCGCCTTGGCAGGTGGAGCATCAGTGTTTGATACTGCTGGTATTAATGTAACAGGAAATGGTGGAGGTGCAGCTTCTGGAATAGGAACAAGAGGGGTGGGTGGAACTGGTGCTAATGGTGGTGTAAATATAACAGGTGCAGCTGGCTTTCCTGGAGGCAACGGCGGCAGTGGAGGAAGCTGGGGTGGAGGTGGACCAGGGCTTGGTCAATATGGGGTGGGTGGCTACGGCTTAGTAAATGGCAATACAACGTATGCTGGTGGAGGTGCAGGCGGTATAGCAATAAAATACATGACTATTACATCTGCAGCAACAAACTATTTATATACTATTGGGGCTGGTGGGAGAGGTTCATCTGGTGGATCTGCAGGTAATGCGGCAGCTGGTAATTCAGGTATTATTATAATAGAATATTGATTAAGTGCACTTTACCGTAAAGTAACTCCAATAAGAACTATATAAAAATTCTGCAAAAAAAATTATAAAATTTTTTAGCATGCACCTATATAGAAACCAAACGCTTTCTTCTATATGTATAAATTCCCGTACTGGGGTCTATATCCCCATGGGGGTTTCTGAGCCCACCTGGGGGTTTTAGAACACTACTCCTCTTTTAGATACCATGGTCTAGAATTAAAGACCACCTCTTGATCCACATCACCATACCACTTATGTTCACCTTCCACATAACGATCTATTTGTTTCTTTCTACTTAAGAAGTACTCCATAGCTGTTAACGTCTTTGTCTCTGTTGTATTATCCATTATGATAATGATACAGGATAATGTCTTAGCTAGCTAGACCTTCATACCGCTTCAATGCCTCATCAATACTGCAACACGTCCATCCAGTAATGCCCCACAGCGATGATCCTGGATAGGTCTCTGCAGGCTCAATAGTCATACCACCCATCACATAGCCATTATGTCTACCTATCTTAACTACCTCATATACGTTTAGGCTACTACCCTCTCTTGTCTGTTGGAAGATAGCCCTCTTACCCTCTCTCTTTAATTGCGTATAGACAAAGCCCTTCTTCTTAAACTGCGTTGGTATCGTTTTATATTCTTTAGTCTCTATATTCATCATGTGGTATATTGTATAGGGATTAAGCCAACTGCTCAAGCTCTTCACGACGATTGGTATGCATCACCGCACCCTCGGATACATATGACTCCAAAAGATGCTC